ATAACCCTTATATACAAAGAACAATGACAGTAACTATGTTGTTAGAAAATTATCCAATAGGTGTAGATGCAACTGCAACACCTTATGAATACTTATTAAACTAAAAAATATGTGGGCATTATTTAAAGAGAAAAACGATATTAACGAAAAGAATGTAATAGGTTTTATGTCATTTGTAGTAATGACGTTATTTGCTATTGCGGATTTAGCAACTAGTGTATTAGCTGAAAAAGATCTTATTATAAACGAAGTAGTTTATAACTCATTTGTATGGGTTACATTAGGTTGTTTTGGGATATCAGCTTTTGAAAAAGTAAAGAAATAATGGGATTTAAGTTAGGAAATAGAGACATATTAAATAGATTAAATAGCAATCCGCATGTGAAACCATCGGCATTAAAATTTGGTGATCCAGATAAAGAAGATAAGAAAAAAGGAGATGAAGAAATAGAGTATACTTATGTTGGTGGAGATGAGGATACTGCTAATGAAAGATTTTATTATAAAGAAGTTGAAGAAAAAATGTCTGATGAGGATTGGAACGCTTTATCTCAAGAAGAAAAAGATAGATTAAATAACGCTTACAAGGTAACTGAAAATAGAGAAGATTGGGATAGTAAAGAACACTGGTCTACAGAATATTGGGCACCTTACGAGGAAAAGCATGGAGGTATAAAAAAATACTTTAAAAAGAAATTATTGGAAGATTTTAAAGCATCTCTTGCTGATGGAACACGTGATGATAAACCTTATTATGCTGGAAAAAACTTAAGAGAAGTTGGTGAGGAGTTTATTGCGGGTTTTGAAAACAGTACAAGTTCAGATGAATTTACCGAATGGGCAAAAGAATATGCACCTTATATATTAAGTAGCGGTAAACGACAAAAAAACGTAGGAAATAAAGGATCGAGCGGTAAAACTGGTTGGAATTGAGATTCTTAGATTTTAATAAAAACGGTAAATATGATTGGTGGGAGTATATTATTGCTGTACTGATTATTATTGTTATAGAAATTATTGCTGAGATTGTGGCAAAATTTTTGATATTTTAGATCTAACTGGTTGTGTTTTTATTATCTTCATACCCTCCATCCATTCAGTATACTTAACTGTACCTTCATTTAGATTACTTAATATATGCCATTTTAACTTCCCGTTTCTTTGTAGAAAAGAAACATACTGCTGTTCTAAATCCATGTCATGAGCAGATTTATCCATTAAATAAACTGGTAAATGCCAACTATGTGGATCACATTTACTTAAAAATCCTTCTTTATCTCTCCTTCTATTTTTTACCGTTTTAGCAAAAAAGTCAAAGCCTATTAAATCTAAACTTTTATAGGTTTTTATTTTGTTTACAAACCAAAGTATTGTTATGAAACCTGCACTTGGTCTCAAATCATCTCCATACATATCTTTACCAAAACCTTTCATTATTTCAACAATCTCTTCATCAGAATACATTTGAGTATAAGGCATACCTTTAGGTAAACGATCTTCAAATATCCAATCTTTTAACTGTAAGTTACCTCTACATCTATTAACAAGTATTTTAGTATCCTTAAATCTACCTGTTTTAAATTCTTTTTTAAGAGGTATATAACAAGGTGCTCTAAATTGACCAGTAACCCATATGTCTACTTTTGTCCCTAAAGATTCTTCCTGTAATTTATTTGCTTCTATAGCTCTACCAAAACGAACAACAATATCATAGCTATTTATTACATCAGCTAATTTATGATTCATTATCTCTACAGAGTTACCTACAAATATTATTCTTTTACCTTTTACAAAGTCTCGTATACTTTCCACCATTCTTCTGATAATTCTGCATTTTTATATTCTTCAAACCATGGTCCTCCATTGGTATAATGTAAAGCTTTTATTTTGTTATGTTTTTTATAATGACCAACTAGATGATTATAAGATCTAGGTATTTCTGCTATTTCAGAATCTACTAACCATTCAAACTGGTGTAAAGCAGCTGGTGATGCGCTATCTAAAAAATCTTTTGATAATTGTTTTAATTTAGAACAATCAAAAAGTATTAAAGAACTCCAGTTTTTTCTTGGATAATTCTTGTTTACAATACCATCCATCTTTTCTTTAATAGGTTCATAGTATTCGTGTTTAACTACTGCTATTGATTTTCCATTTAAATACTTTTCTATTTCTTTAGGATTACATTTCCAAAGAAAATCGTTATCACAAAACATAGCTATACCTTCATAATTGCAAAGCAAAGGTACATAAAATCTAGTAAAAGAAAACTCAGTTGACTCTCCTTTAACATCATCTCTACCATAAACACCAATGTTTTTTAGTTTAGCTTTGTCTAAAAACATTATTTTATGATCTGATTTTTTTGAATTATTTTTAATTGATTGTATGCAAACCCTAGTTGCTTTCATATGTCTAGAGTCGCTTCCTATAAATATTTTCATACTAATTATTTTTTTTGTTTGTAGAAATCTCTAAATTCCTTGCTACCTATATGGTGTTTAACTCTTGGAAATAGAAATTTTAAATTAATGTTGTTTTCATTACCCCAAGTAATTAACCATAATAAAGCCTCTTCATCATGGCCTTTTCTTGATGTTGTTATTAATTTATAAGGTATACCATTTTCTGTTTTTTTATCCATTATTATAAAACCACTTTTATTTGGTTTTAACCATTCTGGAAAGGTATAATCCTTATCTTTCAACCAACTACATTCGAATGTTTTACATGGGTTTTTAGGTCTATCTTTATATATTGAACAACCAGATCCGTTATTAAATTGACAAGGTCTACCAACGTATCTTTTGCCAAATATGTTGAGTATAAGCTCTCCATCACAACAAGCTGTACAACCATCACACTCTCTTTTTGATTGCATTATGCTATTTGTTTTAATACATTTTCAAATTCAGATAATTTAATCATATTGGATCCATCACTCCAAGCGGCGCTAGGATTCTCATGGACCTCAAAGAAGTATCCATCAACATTAACAGCTTTAGCTAACTTCGCGATATGTATAGCATACTTCGGTTGACCATCGGTTGTACTACCTGAATTAGGTCTTTGTGTTGAGTGTGTACAATCCATTATAACGGGTACACCTAACTCCTTCATATCTACTACTTGTCTAAAATCTACAACAAGATCACCCATTCCAAACATACTTCCTCTTTCGGTTAACATAATTTTATTGTTACCAGTACTCTTAACTTTATCTATAGCATGTATCATGTTGCGACCATCTATAAATTGTCCTTTCTTAATATTAATAGTTTTAAATGTATCACCCGCAGCAACTAATAAATCAGTTTGTCTACATAGATAAGCTGGTATCTGTATAATATCTACAACTTTAGCTAATTTCTCCGCATGCCAAGGTTCATGTATATCTGTAGTGATTTTACAACCTTGCAACTCTTTTAACTCAGTAAATATTCTTATAGCTTTATCTATACCAATACCTCTCTTAGAGTTTACAGATGTCCTATTAGCTTTATCAAATGACGCTTTAAAATAATAATCAAAGCCATATTTATCTGCTAGTTGACGACATTTATCAGCTATTTCATGTGCTTGTACTCTACCCTCTAGACTACACGGTCCAGCTATTAATATCTTCTTTGGTATTGATTTCGATTCCATTATATTCAGTTTTAACTACATTAATATCGTAATGACCTAGTATTCTATTTTGTTCTAAATTCTCTTGTGGATATTCATCTGTGAATAGATCATAAGATCTTAATATATGGGTTTTATAAGCATATAGACCTAAATGTCTATCTCCATAACCTATATCAGCTCTAGTAAACCACATTGCTCTACCCTCTTGGTGTATTACTTTAACATCATCTGGTTTACATCCCTCAGTATAACAAGTTGTAACATCATTGTGTATACATTCTCTTATTAATGGTCTTAGAGTATCAATGTTTATATCTAACATGTCACCCTGTACATTTATAATTACATCATAATTTTCAATATAATTTAATGCCGACGCTATTCTACTAGTTCCATTTTCATGATGACCAGTCATTATAACATTTCCTATTGTTATATGTTCTGCTATTTTTGTACTATCAGTTACAACATAAGTATCATAACCCATAGTTCTACATTTATCAAATACTAATCTTATTAATGGTTCACCATCAAATTCAATTAACATTTTTTCTTTTAATCTACCACTATCTAATCTAGCTGGTATAACTATAGCTATTTTCACTATTATTTCTTAACACCTATAAAATGAAAAGCTCTACTTGTTACTTGTATCTTTACTAAATCCCAATATGGAGTTAACTTTTCCATCCACCAATCAGCTGGTTTAATAGTTAAATGTAAGTTTACGTGGTTAGGAAAAGCGCCATTAGCAGCTCCTAAAGCTATATTTTGATAAGTCCAGTGATTTGTTTTATCATAAATATGCTTAATAACATTATCAACTTTATCAGTTTCAATATGTTCCATAACATCTATACATATACTAGCATCACATACAGGAGGATCACCTGCTAATTCAGGTTTACCAGGTTCATACTCATGAATAGTATAACCGGGATCTTCCCATGTCCAATGTGTATGTCTTTTATAATCACCACTTCCAGAGCCATAATCTAAAATAGAACTTGAGTTTGTCATTTTCATATACATGTTTAACTCTTGTTCTCTTCCTCTAACTGCTCCACCCCAACTCTTTTTTGCGTGATATTCTTCTATTTGTTTTCTGTATTCTTTTGATATATATTTTTCCATAATTATTTTGTTGATTTACCTGATGTTCTTCTATTTATGTCGTCGTGATTAAATTCAGCCCAGTATAACTCAAAAGCTACACCGTCTTCAACTCCTTCGAATTGATGAAACTTACCTGGTTTAACCATAGTAAAGTCTCCAGCTTCTAATATTGTTTCGTCTAGTAATCCTTGATCCTCTTGCCATACTCTTACTATCATCTTACCAGATTCAACAAAAAATCCATTCCATTTAAATCTATGTTCATGCTCTGAACATTTAAATCCTTTTTTGTATTCTATACGGTGAAACTCTAAAACTCCATTTTTATGGATCATTTCGGTTTTACCCCATATTTTCCCTGCTTTCATCTTTTATTAAATTTAAAATTTTATTAACTAATTCTGGATTTTTTTCAGCTAAGAAAAAAACTCCAACGTGTTTTCCTTCTTCAATAGTATCTCCTTTACTTATTTTATAAGGAACATATCTACCACAAAAAACATTGTATATTTTATGACTAATTTTACTATTAGCACTTTCTAAATGATTGTTGTGGTTTATTATTGCTATTTTCATTTATGTAGTTTATCAAGATATTTTTTCTTCCAAGTAGGTGAATTCATTCTAAATCCTCTTGATATATCATGTTGATAAAGTTCTTTATTAATTTTACCACCTGGATTCCAATTATACCATTTAGGTCTTTTATTTTTATCTAGTCTAGTTACTTGGAAATTATCTAAAGTCTGAGATGGTTTATTTTTAAAATGAATACTAATAAGCATTCTTGGTCCAACTGTTTCTACTTCATGATATTGATATTGTGGTATGTACAATAAATCCCCAGCTTCTAAAATAAATTCATCTATTATTTCTTTTGGTTTATTTGGACTAAACTCTTTATATATTTTCCATTTAACTTTACCTTCAGTATGGAATAAAAAGTTTTCTGTGTTATCAGCGTGAGCTGGAAAACTCTTAGATCCTTTGCTAGGTGAAGCATAAACATTAGCTGTACCACTTTCAAAATACTTCTCTAATTCAAAACAAATATCAACAAACTCTTTCT